TCACCATGTTTTATAAAAGCATCCCTAATATCTTCATCGACGTTTTTTAATTCAGCCATTTCTATTTCAGTCATTTTAATATTCCTTTATAATTCCTTATTTTCCTTTGTCTTTAGGCGGCGTCTTCCTGTCTTCGGGGCAGGTTTATTTTGTACAACTACTTGTTATGTGCAATACACACACGTATCTTATTTAAAATCAACCTGTCTGTTTTAGTAATAAAAGGCAATTTAAAATTATTCATTTTCTCAATTGCCATAACCGAGCAAGCAAAGCAAAACTCTGAGGCGCTGCAGCCAGTTGTGCGCATTATATTAAGCATTGCTTCGTATAGATAAACGTTGACCCGCTTTTTTGTTCTATTCCTGGCAATGAGTATTTCAGAATGGTTGATCATAATTATCTCGCGAACGGTAAATCTTGCTGCGCCGCTGCCCTTTCATCAAGTTCGGAACTTAAAGCCTTTCCGGCTTCGCTGGACGGATCGGGGTCGTCTCCGAGAATGTTTCCAAGTTCTCCATGCACATCTACCGCTTCAAGCCCTCTTTCGTCCTGTTCCTCGTGCTCAGTTGCCCTGGCGATTTCTTCGCTGAACGGCTCCGTCTTTGCGTGCCGACGGATACCTGTTTTTTTGCGCATTTCAGGTTCGAAGAGCGGATTTTTCCATGGTGTGTCCGAGTCCTTCATCCGCGCCAGCACGAGCTTTTTAATCTCGTCTACGTGATAGGATTCCATTACTTGAATCTGGTTAAATCCTGTTGTCGCATTCTGAAAGCACGAGTACACGCAAATCTCTTTTCCGCGCTCTTTTTCTGAAATTATCGGCCGGTGGAGGAAGTGCTGTCCATCCTCTTTTTCAAAATAATCGAATTCGTCTTTCTCGTAAACTATTCCTGCGCGAACCCGAAGTCCTGCCCGGTCCGCCAGCGTGATCATACCTCTGTACCCGAGCTGGTAGGTAAGCACCCCCTTGTACGGTATGAAATAAATCTGACCGAAAACAGGATCGGGTAGAAGTCCGAACTTGGGGGCATTGAATGCGCACGCCAGAATAGAATGTTTGTTAATTACCTTCGGATTGGTAAGAAACCCTCTAAGAACATTCAGGTACATCGTCATGTATCTGCCCTTATCGATTTTGTCGGGCAGCATCTTTGACGCTGTTTCCTGGTATGCGTTCCACCGCTTCTCGCTTCCGGCGAGGTCGACAAGGGTCAACAATTTTTCAGAAACCATAGCATCCACCTTTTCAGAACAGGTATTGTTCGACGGTCTTGTAGATATCGAACGTCAGTTGCGTGTCGCATATATTGTCAAGTCCGATCTGCTCGCCCTTTCCCGACCGTATGAGGTCTGCGTATGTGGCGTAGTCGCGTTCTGTCTTTCCGCGTCCGAGCAGACGTTTTCCGGCAAGATTGATATTTATCCGCTTTGACACGTCCCACCCGGAAAGCTCCTGCATTAGATCGCAATGTGGATCGTTGGAATATTTTTTAGACCAGTACCGCATGGGTGGGCAATCCGGAGGAAGGTTAATTCTGAGTATTGCAGCACGTTTGTAAACGAACGGAAAATCGAACGAGTACCCATTCCAGGTAATAATTTCATTGGCCCCTTCCGGTCTTCCAATGCATAGATTGTTGAGCAGCTCCGAAATGATATCTATTTCCGCTGCGTCTGAAATTTCAGGAACAACCCTGAAAAAAGACTTGCTTTCTCCGTGAAATGAAAACGAGCAGACGCGGCCGGTAAACGGATCAAGCCCCATTTTCTCGATCTGCTTGGCTTTCGCCTCGGCACTCGCCCGCTCTATTTTTTCAGGGTCTTTCAGCCGTGAATCAATTTCAGGTTCCGGCATCATGTCGACGACAGTTTCGTCGGCGATGGTTTCGATGTCGAATGCGTTTTTCATATTAATTTTTCTCCTTCGTCTTTGTTTCCGACAATTTTGCATTCGCGCAGCACGATGCAGTTTTCACCTTCAACGGGCTGCTGTCGCGGAATGGATACGATCGGATGGAATCCGTCGGCGAGCAGCTCTTCAAGCAGTGCAGGCCCCGCCACATCGTCCAGCTCGCAGAATGAATCGAGGAACACCGTTTTGAACAGCGGCGACCGCGACCGCATGAGTTTTGCAACGATGCGGATGCGCTCACCGGTGGAAAAGTACGGGTTTCGGATCGGTCGCCCGTTGAGCTGCAGTTCACCCTGTTCGTTTGTATCGAGTCCGGAGAATCCGAAATTGAACTGCCTGATGTATTCGACGCGGGCCTGCTTTTCAGATGCCTGTTTTTCCTCGTTGTCATGAAGTGATTTTTTAGTTGATTCGAGACTGTCGATTTTTTCGAGGTACTCTTCGTACTTTTCGGCGCGTGCGTTCGCTTCGTAAGCGCTTTCGATTTCTGCTTCGATCTCGTCGAGTGGGGTGCGGTCTGGAATTTCCGGGACATACTCGGGCTCCGACGTATCGAACTCGTGGACTGGAACCGGAACCGGCAGGCTGTCGATGAACGCACGGACCTCTCCGCCGGCATATCCCGCGGCGACGAGCGCCGTCAGCGCGTCCTCGCAGCGGTTTATAATGGCCTCGCATGCCTCGTTCGCTTTTTTTGTTTCTGCAATAGCCGCATTGTAGCGGTTGCGCTGCGCTTCCCAGTCGGCCTTTCTTCTGGCATTTTCTTTTCTGTTTTCAACATACTGCGCGTTAAGATGGTCGGTAATCTGCTTTTTCTTTTCCTTCAGCTCGTTAATGTCAACCTGTTCTACCGGTTCGATTTCGACGATCTCACCGAAGCCGGAAATAACTTTATTGATCGCCCGGTACTCGACCTTGAGTTCGGCGATGCGATCGTCGAATGATTTGGTTTCGACCCCGAGCGCAAGCGCCTGATCCTTCGCCGACAGCCCGCAGAAATGCTTTTCGCTCATGAGGTTGACAGAAAGAAACTCACACATCCACTCCGGCGGTACCGGTTTGTCGTCGTCGGGCTGCACGGTGATCTTGTTCGCTGAATCGGTAATATGGTTTTTTATCGAGAACGTTCGTCCGGCGCGTTCGTCTTTGAACCGGTTGACGATATCCGCCGATTTTCCAGCTTCACCGATGAATGAGAAGCGCGACCCGAGCAGCTTGTCGCCGGACTGGTTTTCGGCAATACCCTTTATGCACGCCTGCAGCTGCACGATGGTAATCGTGCTTTTTCCTGATCCGTTCGGCCCGCACAGGTACGATACACCGTCCGGATATTCCACTGACACTCCGGCTGCCCCGTCAAAACCAGCAAAATTTCTCAGATACGTTCCCGTCAGTCTGATACCGTCACTCATTCACCCCTCCGTTCTTTTCTCAAATATTTCATCTGGCCGTATGGCATCCACTGGTAAAAATGGCATGTGTGACGCTCACAGTCGCGTTTGCCGTCTCTGTAGCCTCCCTGGCAACGGAAGCACTGCACGGTCACCGCTTGGCGCACAGATAGCGGCTGTCCGTTCAGGTGGCGCAGCATCATGGTGCGGCCAGGTGATGCAGGAGAGTTTCCTGTCAGCGCCATATCGGCACTGATCTGAAAACTATACCGCTCTCTGATTTCCACCCTTGAAAGCATCGTATCGATTAATATTCGTTTCAAAGATTCTCCTTGTTTGTTCAATATTGAATATACTAATAAAAAACGGTATTGTCAATATGTTTTATGATTATTTTTATTTTTTATACTGAAACCGGATTACATTTATAATGGTTTCTGATTTTGTAACCGATCAAGCCATTCCCACGGACAAATTCTTTTTCCGAATCAACAAATTCTTTTTCAGGGTCGTTCATATCGACCTTTTCCCACATATCTCGTCTACTGTTTTTTTTGCTGCCGCAGCATCATCCGGGCTCATTCGTTCCTCTGGAGGTACCGCGGCGGGCTTTTCTTTTGTAGTATCCGGTTCGGGAACCATTCCTGAATCTTTAACCGACCTGATTACCCAGTCGCGGATTACGAGGTTATGATTTTTATACTGCCTGCGCTTTTTTTCGTTGTTCGTGAGATAGGAGTTCAGTTTGAAGATGCATGCATCAAGGAATTTTTTACCGAGTTCTTTAAGCAGTCGTGAGTATTCGGCGTCGGTGAGCAGTACATATTCAAGATGTTTTATTAATTCAGAAGCAGAAGCAGAAGCAGAAGCAGAAGCAGAAGCAGAAGCAGAGGGTAACGCACCTGTAACGTTACATTGCGTTACATCCTTTTTTTCTCTGAATTTTCGAACCCTTTCCCTTGTTTGCTCCTTAATTACTTCAGTTCGCAATCTGTATTTCATGAAATTTTGAATTACCCACCCACCATCGATTTTGACAATTCTTCTCCCCTCATTATCTGGAGTCCTACTGTCAGGATCGGGTGATTCAAGTTTTTTTAATGATACCCGGAAACCTTCCTCTGAAATATTTGCCGCCCTACTTAAACCAGATGCCGAAGCCGACACGAAACCATTTTCATCTGACATTGCCAGGATGGTAATCCACAAAACACGGGTTTCGGGGTCCTCATCCCAAATTGACGACGATATTATTCCGGAATCAAGTTTTGTGAAACCCATTTTTCACCGAAAAAAATCCGGCCCCTACTGATCGGGTTCCGCGCCGACGTTCGGGGAAAGCCGCAGGGAGCGACAGTGCTAACGCCCGGAAGTGAATTTCATTTTAATGCGGAACATGTTTTCAAAATAACATTCCGAAAAAAGGAATGCAAGTTTTTTATTGCTATTCACACCAAGACCGAACGGACATCCTGAAGCGCCCCCTACGCAGCTCCGGGCAGTGCTCCAGGTGCGCGTCCATAGCATCGGCCGGAACGCGGCCGTTGCAGTATACACATGCCGGATAATCGAAAAGACCCTGTACCTGTAACCGCTGCCAGCGTGGAAGCGCATTGAAATCGGGCTCTGGTATTACCCGGCTGAACTCTGGTCGCCAGACAACGGGGGGTTGGTCGGTTAGCATCATTCGATTTCCTGTATGCCCGGGATTCCGCCCGGGCGCGGGTTTATGTATTAACCATTATCCAATTTTTTGCTGCGTGATCCTTGATCATGGATTGTTTCGGCTACAACTAAAATACTATATTTCGATTGTGCTGTCAATATAGTATCATGTTTTTTAATAAAAGTATTCGTATTTAATAACAAAGTGTATTCTGAAGTAGAATACAGATAATCGTTTAAACCCTTGACTTTTCCCCCTGGTCAGAAACACTTTCTACGATAGAAAGCAGCGCAGCGGATCAATAAAAACAATAAAATCCCCTTCCACGACTTACAGCAATGCCGACGAGTACCAGCAACCAAGTCCGCAAAATCCCAAAAATGAGACTGTTTTTTATCGAATTTCCGCATAAATCCCATTTTTGAGATTTTTATATTGATTTTTTAGACCCCCGAGACTATAATTAAAGCAGGGGGCAACGTGGAACGATTTTTGATTATCATTGCTACGGTGTCGCTGATCGACATGTTTTTGAGCGTAATGCTTCTGATTATGGTCAGCCGCATCATATCGACCGGTCGCCCCGCAGCAATATCTACCAGCAATCCCCCGCCAACCATCGACAGGCCCACGAGCGCGATTTACCTCACTGAGGATCATGAGCGTAAAATATCTGATCGAATTAAGGGCCTCAACGACGCCCAAGACGAAAGCGTCTGGTAATGCCACACCGAGGATATAAACCGAAGGCGATCGAGAGCCCTGAGAAACTGTGGGAACTGTTTATCGAGTATAAAGACTGGTCTGCTCTGCATCCATGGAAGAAAAAAGACTTCATCCGCAGTGGTGAAGATGCCGGGAAAATAGTTGATTTGACTACAGATAGACCGCTCACCATTTGGGAGTTTGCGGCATTCTGCGGATTGTCTTATCAGGGAATTAAGAACTATGGAGAGATGGCGGGGCGCGAGGGATATTTTGAAGTCTATAAGCGTATAATGTCTGAAATGACAAGCCAGCGTATCAGCGGAGGAGTGGCAGGAGCCTACAACGGAAACCTCGTCGCCCGTATCGACGGCCTGAAAGAGCATGCGGAGATCGAAGGCAAAATGGAGCCCCTCATCTTCATGACTGAGGATGGAAAAAAACTTCTTGAACTGAGCCAGGGGAAGCCCGATGCCGGAAATCAAGCTTCATAAATTCCAGCAGAAGGCTATCTTTTCGGAGAAGCGCATTATTGCCGCTATTGGCGGGTTGCAGAGCGGAAAGACTATGGCCGGTGGCATGTGGATGCGCTGGCAGACGGCGAAGTTCAAGCACCCCGACGACACGTTCATTGTGACGTCCCCGACGTATAAGATAATGCACTCGTCAACGCTTCCCCGTTTCATGAAGCTGCATTCTGAGATCGGTACGCTCAACCGGGACCGCATGGAGTTCAAGCTTAATCACGGGCCGATTGTGTATCTTCGGTCAATGGACAATCCGTGGTCTGCCGAAGGGATTACGAACTGCAGGGCGATATGGGGCGACGAGGCGGGGCTTAACAGCACGCAGGCGCACATCAACCTGATGGGCCGCGCGGCACCGAGGCAGGCGAACATTTTCTATTCGACCACTCCGTACAAGCTCAACAACTATCTGTTCCGTGACCTGTACGAGCCGTGGAAAAAGGGCGAGCTTGACGACGTGGAGGTTGTGCAGTGGCGATCGTGCGACAATCCGTTTTTCCCGAAAGAGGAATATGAGCGGCAGAAAAAGCTGCTCGATCCGCGCATGTTCGCCATGCGATACGATGGCATTTTCGAGCGCATGGCAGGTCTGGTATACAACGACTTCGATTATGCAAACTACTTCGACGCCTTCCCGATTGACGTGACAAAGTATACCATTTTCGGCGGCATCGACTGGGGATACACCGACCCGTTTGCCATTGTCATCCGGGCGATCCGTAACGACGGCCGCGCCGACTACCAGATCGGGGAATACAAGTGCAGCGGACATACCCCCGACGAGCAGATTGACATTGTAAAACAGTACCAGAAGGTGTACGGTGTTACTCAGTGGTTCGCTGACTGCGCTGACCCCGGACTCATCGCCCTGTTTCAGAAGTCGGGAATACCTGTGACAGGCGTGCGCGACAAAAATATCGAGTTCGGCATCGGTATTCATAACGCAATTATCCGCTCGAAGACTCACAAGGTTTTTCGGGGGCGCTGTCCTGAAACAGAATCCGAATATGAGCAGTACCAGTACAAGGATTTCGACATCGACACGCAGGCGGCGGCGGTGCCTCTTGACATAAACAACCATTTGATGGATGCTAACCGATACGTTACCGTCGAGACAATGTGGTTGCGCGACCGTGCGCTTCTGCCGCTTGAACCGGTGGGAAAGACACATCTTCAGAGATTACTGGCCGGGGAGTTCGCCGTCAAAGACGCGACGGCTGACGACTGGTGAACATACAGGAGGGGATTATGCAGGCACTCAGGGGTCTTCTGAAGTCTAAAACGTTTTGGATGAACATGCTTATGGCAACCGCTGCAGCGGTCAACGAACTGCAGGGCCAGGTTATCCCCAGCAAATACGCTGCGGAGATTATCGTCGTCGTCAACGTTCTGCTCCGGTTCGTTACCACGAAACCGCTGTCGGAGAAATAAAACGATGCCGCTCTATGAATTCAGGTGCAGGTGCGGACGAAAGCGCGAGGAGTTTTTCTTCGTTGCAGAAGAGAAGGTTTTAAAGTGCGACCAATGCGGGTGCACAATGAGCCGACAGTTTACGGCTCCGGCGATACGCATCGGATCAATAGCGCACCGCGCACCTTCCGGAGCTGTGGAAACCGGGACCGAATACCCGAAGCCGTCGACAGTACCCGACAGGTTTGAAAACGTCGAGCGCGAAATTGCGCAGGTAATTGAACACGCACCTGACCTGGACGGGTCGGGGGATTGCGAATTGAGCAAGCTTAATGGCTGAAGCATTGAAGCCCGTCGATCCGAACAGCACCATTGTTGGTGGCCCTGACTCCGCCATGAATACCGGGCAGGGTGAGGAAGAGCAGCGCGAGGTACGCCTGGTACTGTCGCTCATCGAAGAGGGCAAGGCGTACCGCAAGGAGTTCGATGAGGACTGGGACAAGCGCCGCGACTACTATCACGGAAAGCAATGGGATGCCGGTAAAAAGGCCCGCAGCAAGCCGGTAATGAATATCATACGTCAAATGATCCGGGCGACCATCCCGATTCTGACCGACCAGCGGCCCGGCTTCAATCCTATGGCGCGCGAACCGTCTGACTTCCAGTTCGCGCAGTGCATGGCGACGCTGATCGATAACTGGTGGGACAATTCCACGGTAGACCACACGCTGATCGAGCCGATTTTCGATTCAATGCTTTACGATTGCGGTATACTCAAGACAACGTGGAATCCCGATCTTGAGGACAGCATCGGCGACGTTCAGGTCGAGCGCATCGACCCTCGGGATATTTTCGTTCCGCGAGGATGCCAGGATTTTACGAAAAATTGCGGATGGGTTGTTCAGAAGTCGCGCAAAACCGTCGGCGAGCTGCGCCGCCTGTTCCCCGACATGGCGCACTTGATAAAGGCCGACGGCTCCAGCTCAACCGGCGGCGGAGAAAAGAAAACGTCGGAGTCCATGGACCTGAAGCTGGTTTCTCCGACCGACCAGTACAGCCCGCCGGGCATGCAGCAGGTCGGCGAGGCTGCAGACGTGCGCCGCATGGTCGACGTTGCCGAGTGCTGGATCGATGACGAGACAGTGATCGAAGAGATCAAGGAAAACGAGGGTGGCGCCACCGAAAAAATCGTCAGGAAAAAGTATCCGCGCGGGAAGGTTATCACCATCCTGCCGAATCAAAGTTTACTTCTGCAGTCTGTCGAGCATCCGTACAAGCACGGAAAGAAGCCGTTCGTGCGCATTATCGACATGATACTGCCGGGTGAGTTTTACGGCGAGGGTGAAGCCAAGTCACTCATGCATACGCAGAAGATCATCAATAAAACACTCGCCCATATTTTCGACGTAATGCAGTTGATGGCAAACCCGGTTTGGATCGTTGAAAAAGACGCCGGGGTCGACGCGAACACAATTACAAACCAGATTTCCGCCGTCCTTCCGGTTAATGCCGGGAAGATTAACGGAGTCCGCCGAGACTTCCCGCCCGCCCTGCAGAGCGGACTTGTCGAAATATACGAAATGCTGATTCGTCAATCTGAGCAAACGTCTGGAATTTCCGAAATATCGCAGGGCCGCAAACCTGCCGGGATCACGGCGGCGTCGGCCATCGAAAACCTTCAGGAAGCGGCGCAGACCCGTATCCGTGACAAAGAGCGCAACCTGCAGGCGTCTCTGCAGCAGCTTGCAACCCAGGTAATGGGCCTGATGATGCAGTTTTACCGGGAGCCGCGCGTTGCCCGCATCACCGGTAAAACCAGCGTGTGGCCGGAGTATTTCGAGTTCTTCATCGAGGAACCAGAAGACGGGAAGTATGTTTTCAATTCGAAAAAATCGGTTTACGACGAAGCGCAAGGCCGCTATGTTACCGATCCGAATTACACCACGACGGCCCCGACGAAGGGCCTAGTTGACATAAAGGTAATGTCTGGTACCGCGATGCCGTGGGCGAAGACGACGCGGGCGAATATCGCCTTCCGATTGCTCGACGCCGGGGCCATTGATAACAAGGAGCTGCTCGACACGCTCGAATGGCCGAACGCGGAGCAGGTGAACCAGAGGATAGAAGAAAAAAAGGCGCAGGCCGGACCGGCTGGCGGATCGCCGCCGCCTGGACCGCCGCCGCCGAAACCGTGAGAGGGAGTATGAATATTCCAAACGGACAGGAACAGCAGCCGGGTGGATCGCCCGGCGGCGCGCCGCAGATGAATCCGGTAGTTGATGCCGTGAAAACGATAGGCGTCTATATCGCCGGGCTTGCCGAAAAAGGCGACCCGACGGCACCGGAGCTGCAGCAGATCATGGCGCAGTTCGTCCAGGCGCTCCGCAAGGGTGTCGAGGGCGGAGCGGGACAGGAACAGCCTGCCGGAGGCGGTGGCGAACCGACGCCGGTGCGGCAGCAGCAGGACCAGGCTCCGGGCGGTGGGCGCGGCGCAAACCCGATGCTCGGGAACATGGCAGGCGGTGCGCGGTCGATGAATCGCGGACAGGTTGCGGTGATTTAAGCGGAGGAATTTATATGGCGAAAACAACGAAAGAGGCGGAGAAGGTTCCGGAAAGGGCTGTTGATGCCGTTCCGACCTGTCCTCATTACAGACGCGAAACGGATGGAATCCATGTGAACATGGTTGACAGGTGTCACCATCCCGATTGCGAAAAATGGTTTCAGAAGGGAGCATAATATGAGCGACAAAGGTGTAACATTTGCAGGAAACGGCGGACAGGATGCCACCGGAACAATGAAAGACGTCCCTGGTGCGAGTCTGTCGAGCGGCGGCCCGCTTCAGAGTCCGAAAGGATCGGATCAGGGTATGAGCGCGTCGGGGAATGTCGTCAACGAGGTCGGCGACGTTCCGAAGGGTGGCGGAGTCAAGTTTGCAGGCGGAAGCGACTGGTAAACCGTGGCGGCAAACCACGTAAAACATAAAACCGGAGGAGAAAACAATGCCAGGATATGATGGGATCGAGATGGAAGGCGAATTGACGGAAACCGGCGGACACCCGGGATCAGACGGTCAGCAGGGTGCGGCAGGCGCAGGAGCAGGCGGCAATGGACAACCCGGAACGCAGACCGACGGGCAGCAGGGTGGCGGACAACCGCAGGCAGGCGACCAGCAGACCAATACGCAGGGCCAGCAGGAGGTTTTTGACGGAAGCAAGTGGGTGCTTAAATACCGCGGCAGCCCATACACCCCGAAAAGCCGCGACGAGCTGGTTAATCTCGCCCAGAAGGGTTTTTCATACGAGCAGGAAATGGGACGATTCAAAAATGAACGTCAACAGCTTACGGGCCAACTGGAAGCGCTCAGAAAGCAGTACGCTCATTATGATGAGTTCGACGGACTACTCAAGGGCAACCCGGCGCTGCAGGAAAAAATCGCGCAGCTCATACAGGAGATGAACGCCGGAGGCGGTGCCAACGGCGGGCAGGGAGGCGGAGCAAATTTTCAGCTTATCAACAAACTCATGGGAGAAATCAATGACCTGAAAGGGTTTCGCGATGAGTTTACAAACGCGGAGTACGACCGAAAGGTAGCCGCAAGCCTTGAGAAGCTGAAATCTTCGCATCCTGACCACGACTGGGAGCACGACGACGGTACCGGAAATCTCGAAAAGAAAATATTGCAGTTCGCCCTTGAAAACGGAATTACCAATCTCGACGTTGCATACCGGGCGATGATGTTCGACCATGCCGGAACGAATGCGTCGGCGGCGGCCCTGAAGAAGGCGGCCGAGGATAAGCAGCGGGCGGCAAAGGCGGGAATCATACAGTCGGGAGCTGCGCCGGGAGGCGGTGGAATGCAGAAGGGCGGATACAAGCCGGGGATGTCGTATAACGAACTTGCCCGGCAAATGGAAGGTGAACTCAAAACGTAAAGGGGCATATTATGGCTTTAACTGCCGAAATCTCTGCCTTGACTCAAAAGTACCTCATACCGAAGCTGGTCGACAACATTTTCGCCAGCAACGCGGCGCTGCAGAGAGCGAAGAAGCGCGGATGGTATGACACGATCGACGGCGGGACGCAGATCACGCAACCGCTTGCGTATGCGACGACGACAAGCGCGGGGCGCTATTCCGGGTCTGCAACACTGCTCACCGACGACAACCAGCAGGTGACCGATGCAATATGGGACTGGAAACAGTACTATGCGTCAATTCAGATCAACCGGATCGATGAGCTGAAGAACGCCGGGAAATCAGCAATCATCAACCATCTGAAGTCGAAAGTTCAGATGGCCGAAAAGACGCTCAAGGACGTTCTCGGGACGGACATTTTCGGCGACGGGACCACGACCAATTCATTCGAGGGCCTGAAAATGATCTGTGCGATCACCGGGACTCACGGCACCATTGCGAAGGCTACTTATTCGTGGTGGCAGGCGCACGTCGATTCGACGACCACCGCCCTAGCCCCGTCGTCTCTGCAGGCCCTTATCGGCGACTGCACCATCGACGCCGATCGGCCGACCGTGATATTCTGCACGCAGGATTCGTTCGATGATCTGTGGGCGGCAATTCAGCCACAGCAGAGATTCGCCGACGAGGAAACGCTCAAGGCCGGGTTCATCAATTTGATATTCAACGGCATTCCGGTGGTTGTCGATTCTCACGTGTCGAGCGGATACCTTTACACGGTGAACGAGAATTACCTGCAGCTTCTGGCCCATAAAGACGAGAATTTCCGGTTTACCGGGTTTCGTCAG